TGGTTAGGTGAAAAAGGTTTAGTAGATTATGACGAAGAGTCTTTTGAAGATTCTGAAGATGGTCTTAAAAAACTAATGAGTAATACAGTTGAACGTGAAGTGGAAAACTACAAAAAGAGTTTACCAGATGATGTTCATAAACTAGTAGAATTCATTGAAGCAGGTGGTAATCCAAAAAACTTTATGGATGTATACTACGGAGATGCTTCTTGGAGTGACTTTGATATTGATGATGAGAGATCTCAAAAAACAGTATTAAAGGAATATCTAAAAGCACAAGGTGAAGAAGATGAAGATATAGATGAAACAATAGATACTTACGAAGTTTCAGGTATATTAGAAAAGAAAGCAAAAGGTGCTTTGAATAAGTTACAAGCTTATGAAAAGAACTACAAAGATCAAATCTTTGAACAGCAAAAAAGACAAGATGCTGAACAAAGAGCTTTAGCTAAACAACAGTATGATGCATTTAAATCAGAGTTGTATTCTAAAGAAGAAATTCAAGGATTCAAATTGACTCCTAAAATGAAAGACAATCTTTGGGATTTTATGATGAAACCTGATAAGACTGGTGAAACAGGATTACAGAAACATAATAAAACAAATACTAATGCTCAATACATGTATGCTTATTTAGCAATGAATGATTGGGATCTTAGTAAACTTGAAAGACAAGTAAAGACAAAAGTTAACTCAGATTTAGCTAACAGGTTGTCAAATGTTAAAGATGGTAGAAGTAAATTAAAATCTGGTCAATCAGATAACTTCAATGATCAAAGAGCTACTGGAGATTTTAGTGCCTTTAGACAAGCTTTAACAAACGGTATGATTTAAACACAAATTATTAATTTAATATAAAAAAACAAAATGCAAATTAGTCCATTACAAATAACAAACATGAACTGGCACGCAGGTCTTACTCAAGACTCTCACTTGTCAAGTTTCTTTTTAACTGAGCCAGCTATAGCTAGTCAAGTTATTACTCGTATTTATAACAAACAAAATGGTTATAAAAATGCTCTTTCTTTCTTAACAGGTGGAATGGGTAAAGCTAAAGAAATTGATGGTATCCAATATCGTTGGAATATCATTGGTGACTCTCGTAAAGCAATCTCTATTACTCGTGCAGCATTTGATGCAGCGACTAACATTGGTATTAATGCTACAACTTTCAAAATCGGTGTAAACGAAAAATGGTTTTCTGAAGGTGACGTATTATTATTTGATAGTCCTGAATACAAAGCTCGTGTAATTTCTGAGCCTATTTATGATGGTGCTGATTACATCTTAGTATGTCAATTAGTAACAGCTGATATCACTAAATCTGTTCCTGCAGTTTTATTAACAGTAGGTAAAGAAGTATCTAAAGAATACAACTTAGTAGAGCATGATCATTCTCGTACATCTGGTGAAACTCACTATGCTACACCAATGATGTTAGAAAACTTTATGTCTACATTACGTAAGAAATATTCTGTAACTGGTGCTGCTCACAGCCGTGTTATGGTTATCTCTATGTTAAATCCTGAAACTAATGAAAAAACTAACACTTGGGTAAAATATGCTGAGTGGGAATTTTGGAAGCAATTCATGGATGAAATTGAAATTAGTTTAATGTTTGGTGAATCTAACATTAAGTCTAATGGAACAACTGACTTAAAAGGTGCTTCAGGAAATACTATTTATTCTGGTGCTGGATTAGAAGGACAAATTGCTCCAGGTAACAAGCGTTTGTATACTAGCTTAACTGAAAAAACTATTCGTGATTTCATGTCAGATTTAGCATACAATGGTACTGAAGATGGTCCTCGTGAATACGTTGCACTATGTGGTCGTGAGTTCATGAACTTATTTGATCAAGCTATGAAAAACAAAACTGCTACTTTAACTCAAATCACAGGTGACAAATTTGTTACTGGATCTGGTCAAGATTTAGCATTAGGTGGACAGTTTATGACTTACACTGGTTTAAATGGTGATAAAATTACATTAAAAGAATACAAGCCTTATAATGACGTAGTAAGAAATCGTTTGTTACATCCTCAAACTGGTAAGCCAGCTGAGTCTTACAAAGCAACTTTCTTAAACTTTAAATCTTACAACAAAGGAGAACCTAATATCCAAAAAGTATACTCTAAAGATCGTGAGATGGTAACTACATACATTGAAGGAATGTACGGACCTTACGGACCTAAGAAAAATGGTTCATCAGCAAGTTCAGTAGATGGTTACACATTTGAAGCAATGACAGAATGTGGTATCATGTTACGTGACCCAAGTGATGCAGCACAATTAATTTTAGATGCATCTAGCATTAGCTAGTTAAAATAAAAGGTTTTGAAGAGTGTACCTTACCCAAACACTCTTTATTTTTAAACTAATAAAAGGCAAATTAAAAACAAATGGAAGAATCAGGTGCAAAATCTTATGTAATTAGACCTATCATAAGAAATAAATTTTCAGGTCAATCTTATTACAATAAAACTTTAACTGTAATAATGGGAGCTCAATTAAGTCAAAATGGTTTGTATAAAACTGGATTAACTGTAAATGATGAAGAACATTATGAGAAAGAGTTAAACTTACCAAAAGGTGCATTAAATAAAAGAAATGCTGATTTTTGGTCAGATATGGAAGTAAGATTAAGAAATGATAAGTTGACTATATTTAATATAGTAACACCTTATGATGAATTAAAATTTAAAATGTTGCAACAACATGATTGGATAGCTAACACTGAACATGATGTCGTTGGAAACTCAACAGCTAGATTTTATATATATGATCCAGAAGCAGCAAGTAAAATTGAAAGTGCTAAAATGGAATTTGAATTTGCAGCTATGGAAGCATTCCATGAAGCAACTATCGAAGAAAGAAGAGGTCTATTAAGAGTGTATGGTAAACGTGGTGTAGATGAAATGTCTGAAACTATGGTTAAAACTGAATTGTTTAAAGAAGTTAAAAAAGACTTTAAAGAATTTATTAGATTAGCTAAAGCTAAAGAAACTCCTACTAAAGCATTATTGGAAGCTTTAATTGAAAAAGATATTATTAAAAAGAAAGGTACTTACTTTTATAACGGTGAAGATCTTTTAGGTAGTTCAACTGATGAGGTTGTTAGTTACTTAACTGATGTTAAAAATCAAGCTGTTAAATTAGCATTACAAGGAAAACTTAAACCTAAAAAAACAAAATCTGAATAATGACCGCTGCTGAACTTCATTTAGAATTTAAATTTAGATGTGATAAATTAGATACTCTAAATTATCCTAACTTCTTACCCGAAGAAATAGATTTAATTCTAAATAATGCTCAAGAAAGGTTAGTTAAACAAAGATATGGGTTTAATAATAATAAAAGACAATCTTTTGAGGAAACTGAAAAGCGTACTGAAGATTTAAAAAATATTACTGTCAATGTAATATTAACACCTTTAGCTTATTCTGTAGATAATATAGATACACAAGCAAGGTTTTTAATTCTTCCTGCAGATCATTGGTTTACTCTACAAGAAAGAGCAGGTCTTACATGTGACTACTGTGGTACAGATGTAACTCAAAGAGTTGAAGTTATACCAACAAGTCACGCTGAGATTTCTAAAGTATTGAAAGACCCTTTTAAGAAACCTAATGTTGAAAAAGTGTTAAGGTTAATGTATGATGGTAAAGTTGAGTTAGTGTCAAGTTGTACAATAGTAAATTATCAAATGAGGTATTTAAAACAACCTAATAAGATTGATCTTGCTACAAATGTTACTTCTGAATTATCTGAACACATTCATTCTGAACTAGTTGACTTAGCAGTAAGTATTGCATTAGAAGGAATAGAAGGTAAACGTACTCAAACATTTAATCCTTTGATTAATAATACAAATGAATAATAAATACAATATCTAATAAATAAATTTTAAAAATTAAAAAAAATGTCAATTCATAAAGTAACAAACACTTTTGTAGGAAATGGAACAGCTTTGGAAACAACTGTTAACACATTAACTCCAGGTAAATTAGGTGTATTTGGTCAAGACCAAAACATTTTAGCATCAGCTTATTTAGCAGGTGGTGCAGCAGAATCAATCACATTGTCAGAAACTTTTGCTGATGGTTCATTCAAAAAATCAATGTCTATTAATGGTGCAAATGTAACTTCTGCACGTGGTAAGCGTTATTCTCCAGCAACTCGTGAAACATGGGCTATTGGTTATAACCGTAAAACTGCTTCAGGACTTATTAATGTAGTTAATTCAACTGACTACACTTTTAATATTCGTTTTAAAAATGACAAATCTTTATATTCTGAAAGACCAGAAGTATTAAGAGGTTCATTTTTATCTTCAGCTTCAGCTACTCAATTAACTATTGCTACTCAAATTGCAGCAGTAATTAACAACGGTGGTTACAAAACTTTAGTAAAAGCACTTATTGTAGGTAATGGTACAGGTATCCAAGGATTAACTGGTGCTACTGCTTATGGTGTTGAAATCACAGCTTTAGATATTAATCAATTCCGTAGTTCTACTTACAAAGAAAACCGTGTGTATTTCTCTGTTCATGTAGAAGATGCTACAGGATTTGGTGCATCTACAACTTGTGATCAAATTCAAGCTAACTCTTATGGAGAAGGAACTTATAATTATATTTATAACAAAGAAAACTTTGATTATCAATATGAAGGTTTGTCTAACCGTAGATTATGGCCAGCTCAATCTGTAAGCTTCAATGTAAGCAATACAGGTTACTTAACTGCAGCAATTACTCCAACAGTAACAGGTGTAGTAGGTGAAGATACTGTAACTTTTTCAGCTACAGTAGCAGCTATTATCCGTGTAGGTGAATTAGTAGAATTAAATGGTAACATGTACGAAGTAAAATATTTTATTAGTTCAACTGTTGCTGTATTAACTACTGCAGTTCCAGCTATTGCAGGTGGATCAGCAGTTAAACTTAAATACTTCTATAGTCTTTTAATTTTGGAATTTGCTGATAACTCATTTACTTCAGGTGCAGATTTAATATCTATGGCTCGTAAATCAGTTTATATTGCAACTCCAGCTATTGATGCAGGTGCAGCTTATACAGCTATCTCTGCAGGTTCTACAGAAGGTGCTTCATTGTTATCTAAGTTAAACACTTGGTTAGCTGCAACTCCTGCTAAGCCAGTATTAACTTTTGCAGTTTAGTTCTTAAACTGCTTATTATACCATTCGGTATACCAATCTTTAAAGCCTTAATTAGTATAATAAGCCCCTGGTTTTTCTTCCTTAAAGTTTCCAGGGGCTTTATTTATGCTCTAAACAATTAATTAAAATGCTAAGTTTAAATTTTGAAATATGTCAAGTAAATGCTTGTAAAGATCTAGTGTTTTCTGAAACAACAGGTGTCTATGACAGTGTATATAATACTACTGGATATGGTGCACCAAATATTGAATTAGCTGATATGGAAAGTGCCATATTAACTATTACTGATCCAGCAGGTACTATTAGTACTGTTGATCTAACTCCTCAAGGTTTTCCAACTAGTGATTTAATTGCTGATGGATATACCATAACTTCAACAACACCTTTAGTTGATGGACAATGGACATTTATTTATACAGTGACTCCAAGTTTATTAGGTTCAGAACCATATACTAAAACTATTAGTAAATTATTTTATTGTAATGCAGATTGCTGTGTAACTAAAATGTTAACTAAAGTAGACGTATGTGATTGTTGTAATGATAATACAGATTTAAATAACTATGTTAAAGTATCTACATTCTTAACTTCTTTAATAAAAGCAGCAAGTTGTGGAGATGTTACTAGTTTTTCTAGTATTCTAAAAATCGTAAATAAATTATGTAAAAATAGTGGGTGTAAAACTTGCTAATTTAAAATAAAATCGTTATATTATAGTATGTCAGATTGTTGTAAAAAAATAATAGTAGGTGTACCAGGTCCTTCTGGTGTTCCAGGT